GCTTTGTTTCTAAATTCTTTGTCTCCCCACAAGTAAAACATATTCCACCATTCTTTTTGAAATTTGAATACTTGTACTTCCATTGACTTAAACATCCATCCATCTCGGTGTTTATGACATATCTCTAGCATTGCTCTTAGTCTTTGACTTCCTGCAATCGGATAATAACTAGGCATAGTTAGTATTGGAGACTGTATGCCATGCTCTGTTAAACTTTCCATAAGAGGCTTATTGATTGGTACTTTGTGAATATTATCACGCACAGTCGGTTGATTCAGTAAAAACTTTACTGATCGTGTCTCTATATCGAAAGGTGGCAGAGCTATTAACTCTGCCGTTTCTTTACTGATTCTATCTGCCGCCACTGTTCCTTACTTTTCTCCATAGTCCATGTCTGCGTCTCTTCTCAATTTCCATACGAATCATATATGTTCTAATCAATGCTACTACTGTAAATATAAAAGTAGTAGTTAAAGATATAAGAAAGGCACTTGTCCATTCCCATCTCTCTATCATCAACCATAACATAAATGTTTGTAGAGGAAAATTAATTACTAGAGCAGCGCCTACTTGCACTAAAGATTCTTGTAGTGCGGCTTTTTCTGTTTTAGTCATTTATTTCGTCCCATAATTTATTTTCGTGTTCTGTTTCGTAAATGATACGAAACTCCTCGATCGTTGGTGTCATCACTTTAATTGATGACTCTCCTAGTTGTCTCACATATCTAGTATATGCGATAAGTAATTGTTGTTCTGTGTATAATATTAATGTCATATGTCGTCTACATTTTCTCCTGTTGTCATATTTTCTTTCATGTTCTCTCTTTCTTTAGGATTGATTGCTGACTGCGGACCAATCTTCAAGGTTTCCCAATCGACCACACTAGTAAAACTTTCCATACGATTACTTCTCATTTTTACACAATTAAATGTCATACATTCATCCTGTTGCTCCCATGTCTCTAACGAGTAGGCAGCATCTGCTGCATCAAGAATACCTTTTGCAAACCTAGCTTCTCCACTTGCATCTGTTTGATACGGAGCAAATACTAAGGTTTCATACTCTTGTGCATACATCTTCATTTTCTTACTGACTTCTATCTGTTCTGTCCAGTCATACTGACCACCAGAGCGACTTGGTGCATTGTGACGACGAACTTGATTTAGATAATCTACTATCACTACTCCAACATCTAACTGATTTACTTTCTTGTCTAACTCAGATTGAATTTTGGAAAGAGTAAGTGCTGGGTCATAGATAACATCTATCTGTTTATCTTTGTGTAGTTCTAGTTTTGTTAAGGATTTGTGGAATGATTCAAAGTCATGAGTTTTCTTAAACTCTGGCAATAATTCATGTCCACCATCAAATCTACCTGCCCACCATCCACCGACTAGATCCCACTCTTGCGATGAAAGCATTTTGTTTCTTAGCCTAGAGAATGGTATCTTAGTTGAGATAGAACAGATTCTTTGCAGAATTGATCTACTATCCATTTCGATTGTAAAATACAAGGCAGACCGCCCTGATTCATACACCGAGTTTGCAAGGTTACAACAAGTCAATGACTTGCCTGAGCCTCTTCGTCCGCCCACAAGCACTAAGTCTTTGGGAGAGAACTGAATTTGTGAGTCATACTCTGTATTGAGTCCTAAGGGTAAATACTTCGCTAGTTCTTTGTCATCCTCGAATAAAGATATGCTTTGCATACTTTCTTCAGGCGGCTTGACATCTACCTTATCACTTACCCTTAAAACTATTTCTTGGAGTTCTTCTATGTTTTCTTCTGCGCTAGCCATAGCGACTGTTTTATCTATGTAGGAATCTAACTCATCTAGGATTTCTACTTGTGCATATTCGTTTTTAAGATAGTCGAGCAAAAGCCACGCGTCTACCTCGACATCTACTGACTCGATTGCGAATATTTTTTCTTGGAGTTGTCGATCTCGAACTTCATAAGAGAGATCTTCGAATTGGGGTAGGTCTTGATAAGTATCTATATGCTTATCAAGGATGCGGAAAATTGACTGGTACTCGCCAGGTAGGTAATGTTCTTTTAACTTAGACCATGTGTCTAAATCTTTCTGAACTATAATCTGTTTTAAAAGCGCTGACGCAATATTCAATTGACCTCTCCCAAAGTAATAAAAAAACGGGCAGGGGCGAACCCCTGCCTTAAACTAATCAAAAGACTTAGTGATTAACCGATATCTTTTTTAGCTGCGCCGTTGTAGTCTGAACATTGTAGTCCACGTCTTGTTAACATAGTTTTTACACCACGAACTGTTTTGCCGATTGAGTCAGCAATTTCTTCTACAGTTTGTGAAGCAACATCTACATCAGCAAGTACATCAGCTTTGCTTGATCCTTTTGTTTCTTTTTGCTTTGGAATAGCGTTGATCTCGCCACTTCTTAGAAGTGAAAGAGCTTTTCCTCTGATTGAATTAACAGATTTGTCTAATGCTGCAGCGATTTCTTCTACGAATGATCCGCCGTTCACCATTTCAACAAAAGTTGTTTCTTCTGAAGGAGTGTAAGTTCTAACTGTTTCAACTTTAGGAGCAGGCTTAACGTGGGAAGTTAATTCCATTGATAAGATTTTTCCTTGGATTGATTTAGCTGAGAAGTGTCCGCCTTCAAAGTTTGATGCAATTTCTGCATATGTGTACGATCCGCTATTGTCATTGACAAATGCTGATAGTGTTGCTTCTTGCTCGTCTGAGAAAGACTTAGAAGCAGATGCTGACGCTAGTTCAACATCGAATCCCATTTTTCTCAACTTGCTAGAAACTGATCTTGTAGATGTTTCTAATTCCATTGCAGCGTTAGCTACAGTAGGTTGAGTGATTGGGCTTTCAGAACCAACAAAGTCTGTTAGTTGTTGAGTTCTTTCGTCTGTCCATTTTGGTAATGCCATTTTTATTCCTCTATAATTTGTTTTAGGTTGTTAAATATTTTTATCCCAAGTTGTTCTGCCTTTTTAGTTTTTGCACTTTCAATTCCACTCTCGTTGAGTAAGATAGTTACATCTTTCGTTAAACTATCTTTGACAATGAAACCGTACTTTTCTAGTACTTGTTTAGCTGCCGCTTTAGTAGGGTAAGATTTTAACTTACCACTAATGCAAACTGTTCCCTTAGTGTCGTCAAGACTGACTTTGACCTGCTTTTTACAAGTAAAAGAAAAGGGTAGTTCATTATAGCCATGGTCAATGAAAGTGTTTACTAACCAGTCATAAAGATTCGACGCCGCTTTCGGACCCAGACCTGCCTCTATACATATCTCTGGGGTTATCTCATATATTGATGAGATGTGTTTCGCTAATTTATTAGTGGCACTTGAGCCAATCAGCGGTATCGAAAAAGCTGGTAATAGAGTTATAAGGTCGACACTCTTTGAATTTTGAATTTCTGTGTGTAGTTTCTCACCTAGTTTCTCTGAAGCCAAGCATAATGATATTTCTTCTTGGGATAGCGAATAAATATCATGATAATCAAATAGATCAAGTCTCTCAATAGTAGAGGGACCAAGTCCTTTAATTTTTAAAGTTTTTGCAAAGTGTTCTACACGCTTTGCTGATTTAGCAGGACAAGAGTCACTCAAGCAAAATAGCTGGTCGTTTACAAACTCCAGTACACTGTTACATGCTGGACAATTTGTTGGCGGTACTATCTGTCTCAAAGTTTCTCTTTCTCCTAAATATGATATTATTATATCAAACGAGTGACCAAATGTCAAGATTTATTTTTTGGAAAGTCAGATAAAATAAGGGATGAAATTTCGAAACACTCCGTATGCCCACCAAACTTTTGTTTTGGTTTATAACTTTCGTGTTTGAACTTCTCGTGTAGCTGTTGTTCGTATTTCCAACAGTTGTAGATTGTATCGTGATAGGTTCGTTGAATACGCAACTCATACCCTTTGAAACCACGACTTCTTTTGATAACGTGCCGCCAGTCTTTGCCACTAGCGATTCCGACTTTGATGCATTCGCGCTCAAAGGTTCTTGTATTTACTAGAACAACTCCATATAGAACACCTTCTCTTAGCTGTTCTTCAGGTCTATTGTCGAAGTATGTTTGATTGTAGACTCCTCCGCTCACCACTTCAATCCATGTTC